TCCGATCTTTAAGGTTATCACAATTTTCAATTTTTTTAAATTTCCATCTTTCATGCCCCTGAGAAGCAAATGATTGAGTTGTTTGTCCATAGTCAGACGAAGAATATTTTTGTGACCCCTTCAATAATGTATCTTTTCTTCCATCATACCCTGTAGCAATTTCAAGAGCATTTTCATGGTCAAAATAATATTTTGGATTCTTAGACAATAAAAATATATATTCATGTGATTTAGTGAACCTATCTAAAACAGATTCAGGCATGGCATTTGGTTTTTCCCAAATTATATCTTGTCTTAAATACCACCCATCCGCTCTTAAAGCAAATGCAAGCATCCATGGTATACCAATTAAATCTTTTGGCTTTGCTTGACCATCATTTGACTTAAACAAAGTTCCATCCATTGTTCCATGATTACTTTGTTGAAATTCTCCACCAGAAGCCGATCCGTCAGCATTTCTTCCTTTTCCACTCCCAGCATAACTATCTCCAATATTCACCCATAGAGTTCCATCATCTTTAAGAACTCTTTTTACTTCTCTAAACACATTTACAAGATTTTCAATATATTCTTCTGGACTTTCCTCAAGTCCAATTTGTTCATCTATTCTAATAGCCCCGCATTTAGGACAAACAGATTTATATATTGCATCTCCAACATACTCACCATTTTTAGCCATGGACCCATGTCCAGTAATGCAACTTTCATTTATTTTATTATCTCTTACATGGTTACAATTTGGGTCTCCACCCTCCCAATGACCTGTTCCATAATCTCTAAGTCCATAATAAGGTGGAGAAGTAACACAACAATCAATAAAACAATCAGGCAATTCTTTTAACTTTTCTAAGGAATTTCCGTGCAAAATTTTAAAATCATTAATATCTATCATTAGATTTCCTCGCTTAAAACAGAGTATGTTCCATCACACATAGATCTTAAAACATTCTCATTTAATTCTGGATAAATTTCTTTAATTTTACTAAATGCATCAGAATCATTTTTAGACATCAAACTATTATACTTATTATGTATGGAATTGAATACCTCATCAGCATACCAATGCTTCACAGCATATGTATCCACCTTCATAGGAACAGTACACTCTGGTTTTGCTGCATTTATCATAAGATATGCCAATCTTTTTTCTACTTTATCTACATTTTCTACAGGACATTCTCCAAGAAGTTCATCATGTACAGGAATTAAAATTCTAAATCCAAGGTCATTTATTTCTTTATCGTTAAATATTTCTACCATTGCTTTTTTAGTTAAAGAAGCAGCTCCACCTTGAATTCGTGCATTAGTGCACTGAGTCATTGTTTTAGAAATAAAAGAACTATTATCATATGTATCTATACCATTATTCTTGGCAAATTCTCTAAATTCTTTTTTAATATTATAAAAATTTCCTCTATGGCTATTTTGGTAATCTTCCCACTTTTGTTTCCATATTTTATTAGCTTCTTCATCTTTCACCATAACAGAAGAATCTATAGTAGAACAATCTAAGAATACGTCAACATCTGTTATTATCTTCTTTTTTGCTCTTATCTCAAGAGGCTCAAGATTTGCATCTGGCAAATGTCTCTGCCTACCAATATAATCCTCAACATAACCATTTTCTTTAGCCATCTTTTCATTATTAAGAGTAAATTCTTTTATGGTAGGGAACATTTTATAAAATTCATCGAGAATTTCTTTGCACTCTTCCACAGAAATTCCAAGATTAGAGGCCATTAACTTGGCTCCCATTCCGTACAATATCAATCACCCATAGTATTTCTAATATGATTAGACTATCTCTTCTTCCAAATATGGAAGCGGCACACTTCGAGCAGTAACAAACTCTGCCCTACACTGCTACATTCATCACAGTTAGTCGTTACACTTTTTAGAAAATCTCCAATTGTACCCATATGCTTTATGGTCAGGATTGTTTTCTTTGCAAACAATAAGAATTCTATTTACCGCTTGTTTTGTTTTTACAATCCCACTGTTATATAAAAATTTTGAGGCCATTGATGCTGACGGAAAAACATTAAGAACTTCTTTTGTTTTCAAATCTACCATTTCAACTGGAAAACCTCTTTCCACACTCAGTTTGTTTTTAAACTCTTCTGTGTGCTTATGACCATAAAAAGGATTTTTTTCTCCAAACCGCATTGATGCTATTTCACTAAGCTTTTTGTTTTTTGCGTTTGGATTCTTACAAGACTTTGCAGTTGCTCTGCATACCCCATTTTTAAAATTTCCTTTATTCGGTGAGTCTCTTCCAATAAGTGAATCTGACACTTTTTTACATGCTTCTATAGAATGGGATTCCTTAAAAGTATATTTTCTTCCCTTTTCATATAATTTCTGTATATCGTTAAAATTTATGTCTGAAATATCAAACTCCGAAATGTCTTTTCCGTTCAACAAATACCTAATAGAATGAACATTAAATGCTTCGTATTCTTCTGTACTGCTACATTTTGCAAGATAGTAATGTGCTTTTATATGGTCAACATATAAAAGATTTACAACATTGTCGGAAGAATTATTCACATCAATACCATTAGATTTATAAAAATATCTTGGTATAATATGGTGTTTATTCGTTTTAGATACTTCTCTTCTTGTAAGTAAGTTGTTTTCCACTATTGAAACATATTCATCTAAATATTCATTGTCTACAACTATCTTACACTTTAACAGCTCTTCTTTTATATTCAAATTTGGCACCCCTTATATAAAATATTTTCATATAATTTAGCCAAATTTTAGGGGTACTTTATGTTAATTTTTCTAACTTAGCACGGTATTACCTGCTATCCAAGTATTGGACCGTAGGTTCTCTTACGAAGCGTATTCGACTGTTACAGCTTATTTAACTTCTACCGTTAGCAGGATTTTTCCCACACCCCGTTGTAATCCGGGTTCATGCCGTTTTAATTGGGCAATTGTACTTACCCAATATGATTTGTTTACATTTTTTTCTAATAGTAGCACCTTCTGGATTAGGGTCACCATTTTCCCAGTGCTCCATACATTCCCAATATGTTTTATGGAAAATAAAAGACCCGATAGTTGCATACAAATCCTTATTTTGTTTATAGGTATCTATCAGGTTCTGATCTTTACACATGGAAGTTAATAGACGAGGTTCTTGCTGAGACTAAGAGTAGTCTCCTCCAACAATGGCATATTTTATTCTTGTTTTTATAGACTTACTCAATTTCATCACCTTCTTATAAATAATTAACAACAATATAATTATCATAATCTCTTATATTTTGAATAGAATAAGTTGTAGTATTTTTTAATTCATCGTCTTCAATAAAAATAACATCTCCAACTTTTAATTCTTTTACATTTTTCCAAACTATATTTCCAAGATTATCATAAGATTCAATATCACAGATTTTATCTAGCTTAATTACATTTGAATTTGCACAAATATTTCTATATTCTGTAGAAGCAGAAAATATCATTCTCATAGTTTTTTCACGCGAAGGTATCTGTTGAAGATTGGGGTCTGTAGAACTAAATCTTCCTGTTCTAACATTGTTCTCTTCTTTCCCCATTTGATTAAAGCTTGCATGAAGTTTCCCGTCCTTTTTAGAAAGCCATCCAGGAAGAGGTGTTGTAAAACTATTTATCAGCTTTGAATAATGCCTATATTCCAATACAGCATCTGTAAATGGGGTCTTTAATGATTGCAGTGTTAATTTATCAGTAGATTTACCATTTTCTAATACATTTGTACCTAAAATATCATATATAATAATATTTAATTGAGCAGGGCTTTCAAAGTTTAAAGGATTGTCCAATTTTCCAATATTTTGATAATATTCTACTTGATTAGAATATTTGCTCAAAATATCCTTTAATATTTTTTCTGCTTCTAATTTCTTCAATTCATACTTTTTGTTTAATCTATTAAGAAAATCTAGATCAAGACAAATACCATCGTCTTCCATTTTTGATACTACTAAAACAGTTGGAATTTCTATTTCACTAAATAATCTATATAGATTCTTCATATTTGGATTATTGAATAAATCTCTTTGCTTTAAAAAAAGTTTATATGTATCAAAAGCATCAGTAGCAGCATATAAAGCAAATATTTCTGGGTCTACCCAACTATAAGGAAGACCTGTGAACAACTTTTCAATGTTATATGTTCCTATAGTTGGGTCTACATGTACCTTATATTGATACTTTAATCTAGCAAGCTCATTTTCGTTTAATAATTGAGCAGCTATCATAGTGTCCCACCAAATAGGTAAATAAACGCCTGTCACATTAAAACAAACTCTTATATCAAATTTTCCATTATGATATATAATTTTTGTGTTATTATTTTTTAATTTTTGAAAAGCTTTTTTAATACACTCTTCGCTTACCTGATTTTCCAATAATTCATCTGTCCCAGATTTTGTATGATTTACTGGAATATACACAGGTCTCGTATTAGGGATATACAAACATAGCCCCATTAATTTACAAGTTAATGGATCAAGACTATTATTAGTTTCTGTATCAAGAGTTAAACAATCTAATTCTATCGCTTTATCTATATAAGCATTAAATTCATTTTCATCTCTAATAACCTTTACAAAGTTCTTATATCTACCAAGGACTTTGTAAACTTCATCTTGAATGAACTCCAATCTTCTTTCAAGAGGCATGTTTTCAATAGAATTTTTCTTTCTTAAACTATGTGTTCTGCCTAATTTAACTAATTGCTGCTTCACGGCATCATGTGTTATAACAGGCATTTCAAAATCATCTAAAAAAGAAAATTTTTTATAATCAGCCAATTAAATCAAGCCTTTCTTTATCTCAAAAACGGATCTACAAACACATCTTCCTCGTCTTCAACAGAACTATTATTTGCAGATTCATATGATTTAATAGATTCTGCATTTTTTCTATTTTGTTCTTCTTCATTTCTCTTCTTAATCCACTGATCTTTAGGAAGCCATTCTTGATTAGACTGCTTTTTTACATGATCTGGAAGAAAACCAGTTCTCATGTATTCAGCAAGTTCATCAGCACTTCTATATGTACAGCATCTATACCCAACATCCCTATCAACATCTTTTTCAGTAAGAGACTCAGGAAAAGGATATTTATTAGGATTCTGGACAGTTACAGAATATTGAGGAAACTGAGCACCTTCTCTAGTAATCTTGATAACACAATCATTAAGGTTACCCCAATTTTCTTCAACATCTTTAAGAAGATTAATGAACTTTTCATTTATAGTTCTATTCCAAACCTTTTCTTTATTATCTGTATAATCCCAAAGATGAACAGCAAGTCTCTCATTTGCTTGATTCTCGTCACAAAGAGGACAATTATTTCCTAAGCATCTTACCCTCTTTTTAGCTCCGCTAACATCAATTGTATGTATACCAATTCTTTCAATTTTATCAACAGATGTAGAAAGAATTCTAATAACAGCACTTTGCTGATCTACAAGATTAAAAAACTCAATATTATTCATTATAAAAAACTCCTTTAAAAATTTTCTTTTAGATTTAAAAATTCTTCTTTGCTCAAATCATTGATATCCTTATTTTTAGGAATATCCAAATATGTCACTATTTTATTACTCAAAAATTTTAATAACCTATTTCTGCCATTTATGCCAGCTTCATCTCCATCTAAACATATAATGTATTTTCTTATACTTATATTATTTAATAAATCTATTTGATATCTGCTCCCCGTGCCAAATAAAGCTATTGCTTTTAATCCATAAGACCAAAGTGTGAGAGCATTTATGATAGATTCCGTTACATAAACCTCTTTTTCATTTTCTACGTAATCTAATCCATATATTGGTTTAGGGTCAACTTTTGGCATAATAAATTTTTTGTACTTTACTTTTCTTTTTGCTACGAATAAGCATTTCCCATCTACATATACTGGAAATGTTAAAACGTCTTCTTTTGGATAATACCCAACCTCAAATTTTTCTATTATTTCATCTGTCAGTTTTCTTTTATACATATATGGATGAAAATAATCAAATTCTTTTAAAATATCGCATGTGATAATTGGAAGCTCATTGTAGTTATTATTTATATTTTTAGATAAAAAAACATCTTCTCCAATGTCTCTTTGCTCTGTTAATATCTCGTATTCTACAAAACCCAACAACCACTCTGTGGCTTTTCTATATGTTATATTTAAACAATCAGCTATGAATTTAACTAACGATGCACTATACCCACAACCAAAGCAATGAGCAGTTCCTGCTGGAATTATAATTTTTTTTCCAGAAGAATCCAGTGTTTCTTTGTCATGCAAAAGAATATCACAAGATGGTGTGTTCTCAAAACCTCCTTTATGAATAGGGCATGTTACTCTTATATTTGATTGTTTATATTGAACATTTTTTAGCTTGTTTATATTTTTAACATAAAGTTGTTGTTGTAGCATATTTATTATATCAATAACTGGTGTCAAAACAACTTTATTATTATCTATAATACATGGCATTTTTTATCTCTCTATCCTAAATTAATATAATCAAAA